GTAAAGAAAGAGAGACGAACTCTCAAGTCATCATTACTACTTGGCAATCAATCTACAAACTTCCCCGAAAATATTTTGAGAGATTCTCTGTTGTGGTTGGGGATGAGGCTCACCAGTTTAAGTCAAAATCACTTATATCTATAATGACTAAACTTTCGGATGCAAAATATAGATTTGGATTTACAGGAACTCTTGATGGAACTCAGACACATAAGTGGGTCTTAGAAGGACTCTTTGGGCCTTCATATAAGATTATTAAAACTAATGAATTAATGAAGAAAGGGCATCTTGCCAAACTGGATATTAATGTACTTCTATTAAAACACCCTGCACATAAATTTGAAAACTTTGAAGAAGAAGTTCAGTATATTATCGGACATAATCGTAGAAATAACTTTATTAAAAATCTTGCATTAGATTTAAAAGGTAATACACTTATACTATATGCTAGAGTAGAAGGTCATGGTGAACCCTTATACGAATTAATAAATAATAATAACACTATTGAAAATCGTCAAGTCTTTTTTATTCATGGTGGAGTGGATACAGAAGATAGAGAAAAAGTTCGTTCAATAACCGAACAAGAAAATAATGCTATCATTGTTGCTTCTTACGGCACATTCTCAACTGGTATTAATATAAAGAATCTCCATAATGTTATTTTTGCTTCTCCTTCCAAATCACGAATACGAAACCTCCAATCAATTGGAAGAGTCCTCAGAAAAGGGGATCAAAAAACCAGAGCCACTTTATATGACATTGCTGACGATATTAGTTACAAATCAAGAAAGAATTATACTTTAAATCATCTAATAGAGAGGATTAAGGTTTATAATGAAGAAAACTTCAATTATGATATAGTTAACATACCACTTAAAAACTAATGGACGATGAATTTTATGCAATAATTAAATTAGTATCTGGTGAAGAGATTATGGCTCTTGTATCAGTAGATAATGATCATGATGATCCTATATTGATATTACAAAACCCTATAATAATGAGGATGAATAATCATGGTCATCATAGTTTTATAAAGGTAACACCATGGGTGGAATTAACCGATGAAGATATTTTTATTATAGGATTGGATAAGGTTATAACAATGACTGAAACTAATAATGATAGAATAATAGAAATATATAATAATTTTAATAGTGGTGATGATGTAGAAGAACAGAATATTAGTACATTTCAAACTAGTGGTCCAGTAAGACCAGATTCTAAGATGGGATATGTAACTTCTGTAGCAGATGCCCGTAAAAAATTAGAGGAGCTATTAAAATTAAAAATAGAACCTAAAGAAAGCTAATCTCCCCTTCAACCCTCACAAAGGTTATTCTACTTATATTCGACTACCTTGTCAAGGCCTAAGTTTTGTGATATAATAAAAACAATTAAAAGACGGGAACGCCAATGTCATGCCTAGAAAGAAAACCGAACATTATGTAAATAACAAAGAGTTGCTGGAAGCAATGATTGTTTATAGAGGAAAAGTTGCGATAGCAAGAGAAAAGTTTATCAAGAAGTATCCTGATAAAGAACCACCAAAGTCTGGGCCATGGGAAGGCAAACCACCCATTCCAAACTATCTTGGTTCTTGTTTTTTAAAGATTGCTACACACTTATCATACAAACCAAACTTTGTTAACTACATGTTCAGGGAGGACATGATATCAGATGGAATCGAAAATTGCGTTCAATATATACATAATTTTGATCCTGAGAAATCCCGTAATCCTTTTGCATACTTTACGCAGATTATACATTATGCGTTTCTCCGCAGAATACAAAAAGAGAAAAAACAATTAGATATTAAAACAAAGATTATTGAGAAGACTGGTTTTGATGAAGTTATGATGGTTGATGACACAGCATTATCTGGTGCTGCTTCTGAGTACAATACGATTAAAGATAATATACAATATCGCAATAATAACCGATGAAGGTTGCTATCATAACTGATACCCACTATGGGGCTAGGAAGGGTTCTAAGCATCTTCATGATTACTTTGAGATGTTTTATCGTGATGTCTTCTTTCCGTCTTTAGAAGAGCATCAGATAGACACTGTAATCCATATGGGTGATATATTTGATAGTCGTAAGGCAATAGATTTGCAAAGTCTTGAGTGGGCTAAAAGAGTTGTATTAGAACCTCTTAAAAAATATAAGGTCTATCTTACCATAGGTAATCATGATTGTTATTATAAAAATACTAATCATGTAAATTCACCAGAATTATTATTAAGGAATTATCCTAATATAAAAATCTATACCAAGGCAACTGAAGTTAAGTTTGATAAATTAAAGGTATTATTTCTTCCTTGGATTAATAGTGAGAATTATGATGAGACAAAGGATTTAATCAATAAAACCAAAGCAAAGGTTGCCATGGGTCATCTTGAACTCAATGGGTTTCAGGCAACTCGTGGTCATCTGATGGAAAATGGTATGGATGTTAAAGTCTTTGATAAATTTGAGAAAGTTTATTCAGGACATTTCCATACTCGTTCTAATGATGGTAAGATATTCTATTTGGGAAATCCATATGAGATGTTCTGGAATGATGTAAATGATCCAAGAGGGTTTCATATTTTTGATACAGAAACTTTAGAGCAGACACCAGTTAATAATCCATATAAATTATTCTATAACATATATTATGAGGATACTAATCCTACATTGTTTAATGCTACTCCCTATATTAATAAAATTGTAAAGGTTATTGTTCGTCAAAAATCTAATCCAAAAGAATTTGAAAAGTTTATTGATAAACTTTATTCTGTGGGTGTACAAGATTTGAAGATAATTGAAAATTTTGATATCCAAGAAAGTGAAGATTTTGAGATAGATGAAGATGAAAATACATTATCAATATTGAATCGGTATATTGATGAATCTGAGTTTGATTTGGATAAGAATATTATTAAAGATATTTTTAGAGATTTATATCAGAAGGCTTGCGAGGTAGAGTAAAGTGTTTCTTCTCACATTAAAAGATAAAAAAGATGAAGGTGCTTATGCTGTCCAAGATAGTTATGGTGATAAAGTCTTATTTCTTTTTCAAGAAGAAGATGATGCCGTAAGGTATGCTATGATGCTTGAAGACTCCGAACAAGAACATCCTCATAAAGAAATGGATGTAGTTGAAGTTGATGATGCTATGGCAATAAAAACTTGTAAGATGCATAATTACAAGTACAGTATAATTACCTCTGATGATTTTGTGATTCCCCCTAAAAATGATAACATTCAAGAAAATTAAATATAGAAATTTTTTAAGTACTGGACAGCAGTGGACTGAAATAGATTTCCAACAACATAATACTAATCTGATTATCGGGACAAACGGTGCTGGTAAATCTACTATGTTAGATGCACTTACCTTTGCATTGTTTAATAAACCATTTCGTAAAATTAATAAGGGTCAGCTAATCAATACGGTCAATGAAAGGGATTGTGTCGTTGAAATAGAATTTTGTGTTAATAGTAGAGAGTATTTGGTTAGAAGGGGTATAAAACCAAATATATTTGATATTGAGGTGAATGGTAATCCACTCCATAAGCAAGCAGATGATCGTACCAATCAAAAGATTTTGGAGGATAATATCCTTAAGGTAAATTATAAATCCTTCACACAAATTGTTATATTGGGAAGTAGTACATTTGTTCCCTTTATGCAATTAACAGGTACTAATCGTAGAGAAGTTATTGAGGATCTTTTAGACATTAGAATATTCTCTGCAATGAATAATCTTATTAGAGAGAATATTCGTCTTCAGAAAGATAAAATAAAATCTCTTGATCTTAAGAAAGATAATCTTAAAGATAAAATTTCTATGCAAGAAAATTTTATTAAGGAGTTGGAATATCAAGGAAAATCAAATATTAAAGTAGGTAAAGATAAGATTAAAGTATTGGGTATAGAAAATGATACTCATATAGAAAAGAATGGACTTATAGAAGCAGATATTTCCGACCTTATTAAACAGCAAGAAGATGTTACTGGTGCATCTGAAAAGTTAAAGAAACTAAACAATCTTAAGGGTAAAATTACTCAAAAAGTAGCAACAATTACGAAAGAACATAAGTTTTTCACAGGTAATACGGTATGTCCTACTTGTACACAGGGTATAGAAGAAGAGTTTCGTGTAAATAGAATTGCCGACGTTCAAAATAAAGCAAAGGAGCTCAAGAAGGATTATCAAGATCTGGAAGAGACTATAAAGTTAGAATCGGAGAGAGAACGTCACTTTATCCAACTATCAAAGGAGATTACTAAACTCAACAATGACATTTCTCAAAACAATACTAGAATCAGTGTCAACCAAAAGCAAATCAGAGACCTTGAAGATGAAGTTCAAACTATTACCGAACAACTTAAAAACAGAAATACTGAGCATGAGAAGTTAGCAGAGTTTAAAGAAAATCTCCAACACACAATAGAAAGTTTAGCTGAAAGAAAAGAAGATATTAATCATTACGATTTTGCTTATTCTTTATTGAAGGATGATGGAGTAAAGACAAAAATAATCAAGAAGTATATTCCATTAATAAATAGGCAGGTAAATAGGTATTTACAGTTGATGGATTTCTACATCAACTTTACTTTAGATGAAGAGTTTAATGAAACGGTAAAATCACCTATTCATGAAGATTTTTCATATGCTTCATTTAGTGAAGGTGAGAAAATGAGGATTGACTTAGCATTACTCTTTACATGGAGAGAAGTTGCTAGGGTTAAGAACTCTGTTAATACAAATTTACTAATCATGGATGAAGTGTTTGATAGTTCCCTTGATGGTTTTGGGACAGAAGAGTTCCTTAAGATTATTAGATTCGTTATCAAGGATGCTAACATTTTTGTAATCTCTCATAAGTCGGATTTGCATGACAAATTTGACAATGTGGTAAAATTTGATAAGATAAAAGGATTCTCCCGTATGGTGTCATGAACACTCCGAACTGGCAGCATCACTCTAAGAAGGATGCCAAACGAAAACTTAAACCACAGGCACTGCGTTCTGCAAGAGAGAGACGCAGACAGTTGATAAACCGTCTACAGAACCCGTCTTCAAGGCGGGTTTCGTCGTATAATAGGTTCATAAGCAAAAACACAGATGGTAGTCAAGCACGAAATCAAATCACAACTTGCTAAACTTTTAGCAACAGAAGACTTGATAGTTGAGCATAAGAATGTAGATACGGCTCAGTTTAATGTTCACACACGTGTGTTAATCCTTCCTAGATGGGAGAAAGCAAGTAATAATGTATATGATGCATTGGTAGCACATGAAGTCGGCCATGCCCTTTATACACCTGATAGGGAATGGTACAAGGAAATACAGATTCCTCCAACCTTTGTGAACATTGTAGAGGATGTAAGAATTGAGAAGTTGATGAAGAGAAGATATGCAGGACTTGCCAAATGTTTCTATAACGGGTATAATGAACTTAATGATGAAGATTTCTTTGATATAGATGGTAAAGATCTTACTAATTTTAATCTTGCTGATAGGGTTAATTTATATTTCAAGATTGGTGCGTGGAATGATATATCTTTTTCAAATGCTGAAACTCCGATTGTCCGTTTAATTAAAGATGCAGAAACGTTTGATGAAACCCTATCCGCAGCAGAAGCGTTATATAATTTCTGCAAGGAAGAACTTGAGAACAAGCAGGAAGAAGAAGTTGAACTCGATTCTGGAATGGATCTTGAAGGGGGCGGGAATAGCCCTGATGATAATGGTGACGATAGTGATTTTGCCGTTTCTGAGTCTGATGGTGATGCTCCTATGGAAGGTGGGAGTAGTGGCGATGTTGATAATTCTGGGATGGATGCTGGTGGCTCTTCTATAGAACCAGAACCAGAAGTTGAAACTGCTACTTCCTTAGAGGAAGCACTTAAAGATCTTACTAATACTCAAAATAATCTTGAGAGTGTTTATGTAGAGTTGCCAAAATTAAATTTAAAAAGAATTATTATTGATAATAAAGTAATACATAATAATTTGAATTCATCTTGGGAACAGCAACAGCAAGAATGGAAAAAAATGTTGGAAGAGAGAAATTATTATACTAATGATATTTTCGAAGAAGTTGATCAAGAGTTTATAAAGTTTAAGAGAAATGCTCAGAAAGAAGTTAATTACTTAGTTAAAGAATTTGAGTGTAAGAAGGCAGCAAGTTCATATGCACGTGCTACTACTTCTAAAACAGGTGTTTTAGATACTGCTAGGTTACATACTTACAAATATAATGAAGATTTATTCAAGAAAGTAACTACTCTTGCTGATGGTAAGAATCATGGATTAGTATTTGTTCTTGATTGGTCTGGTTCCATGTGTGATGTTATGCTTGATACTCTTAAGCAACTTTACAATCTATTGTGGTTCTGTAAGAAAGTTAATATTCCATTCGAGGTTTATGCTTTTACTAATGAGCATCCTCCCGTTGGAGATACGTTCCATAGACTTTCTTATGAAAAGAAAGAGGGTTTTGCTCTTATTCCAGAATGTTTTTCTATGATGAACTTATTCACTAGTAAAATTAAAACTAAAGAATTGGAAATTCAAATGAAAAATATTTTTAGATTAGGGTGTTTATTTAATCATAATCAATATACTCCATATCATGTTCCTATTGGAATGAATCTTTCTGGAACTCCATTAAATGAAAGTCTAGTTGCTCTTCATCAAATTATTCCACAGTTTAGAGATGAGAATAATGTAGAAAAGGTTCAGTGTGTAATTCTTACGGATGGTGAATCTGCACCATTACAGTATAGTAAAGAATTTCAACGTCATTATGACGAAGAGCCATGGATGGGAAGTAAGTATATTAGTGATAGATGTATATTGCGTAATCGTAAAACAGGTTATACTTATTCCTGTGAAGGATTAGGACATTGGGCAGATGTTACGGATTTATTATTACAGGATTTGAGACAAACTTTTCTTAATGTAAACTTTATTGGAATAAGAGTTCTTGCTAATAGAGATGTTAGTCAATTTATCAGACGATATGCAGGATATTCAGATAATGCATATGACATAATTCATCGGAGATGGAAAAAAGAAAAGTCATTTACTATTAAGAATTCTGGTTATCATTCTTATTTTGGATTATCTGCAAATGCACTTGCTAATGAAGATGAGTTTGAGGTTCAACAAGATGCTACAAAGGCACAAATCAAGAGGGCTTTTGTAAAGAGTCTTCAAACTAAGAAAATGAATAAGAAAATACTTGGCGAATTTATAGAGTTGGTGGTATAATAGTAATATGAATATTTTTGTAACTGATCCATCACCAACTGTATCTGCTCAATGCTTACCTGATAAGCATATAGTTAAGATGCCATTAGAAACATGTCAGATGCTGGCTATTGTTTGCTCTGACAAATGGGGGCACGGGTATGGTGAACTTCATAAAAAAGATGGTACACCATATAAAACAGATAAGGGTGCTTTCCGTAATCATCCTTGTACTGTATGGGCAAATGAATCTATCATAAATGCGTGGTGGTTAGTTGCTCATGGTATGGCATTATGTGATGAATATACTCATCGCTATGAAAAAGTTCATAGTTGTGAAAAAACTATACTAGAAGCAGGTAGTATGATACCATTTACTATGGATAGGCCAACATCGTTTGTCCGTGCAATGCCTGATGTACTTAAAAATCCACTCATGAGTACTTTTACTGCTTACAAGGAATATATTAGGAGCAAACCTTGGGTTTCATCTAATTACCTTCGTGACCCTTCTAGAAAACCTTGGTGGGTCCAATAATTAAAGTGTCTACTGGGGGTTATTAAACCCCCTTTTTACTGTTATACTATGTTCATAAATAAGACGCTACACCATGCCTTTTGAGATTAAGATGACTGAAGATCAAATCTTTGATTCTTTGAAAAGTACTTATGGAACAGAATTTACAACCTCAGATATTCGTGGATTCTGTGCCCTTAATGATATTTCTTATCAGACTGTAACTAAGAAAATAAAACAGTATAAAGTTGGTAAGGGAAAATGGAATCTTGAAGTCACTACAAAGGTAGTAGAAAAGATTGAAAAATCATTTAATGCTCCTTCTGTAGAACCAGTTATAGAGCAAAACCTTGTTCCTGAAAAAGATGAAACCTTTGTTAAATTTGGCCCATTCACAGACCTTAAAAAGATTATACAAAGTAGGATTTTTTATCCTACTTTTATCACTGGACTCTCTGGAAATGGTAAGACATTTTCTGTAGAGCAATCATGTGCTCAACTAGGTAGAGAACTTATTCGTGTAAACATTACTATCGAAACAGATGAAGATGATCTCATTGGCGGCTTCCGCCTTGTTGATGGTGCAACCGTCTGGCACGATGGACCAGTTATTCAAGCTCTCAACAGAGGAGCTGTCTTGCTCCTTGACGAAATCGACCTTGCCTCAAACAAAATCCTCTGTCTCCAACCAATCCTTGAGGGTAAGGGAGTTTTCCTTAAAAAAATCGGAAGATTTGTCGAACCAAAGAAGGGGTTCAACATTATCGCAACCGCAAACACTAAAGGTAAAGGTTCAGATGATGGACGATTTATTGGAACTAACGTGCTTAATGAAGCCTTCCTCGAAAGATTCCCTGTAACATTTGAACAGGATTATCCATCACCTTCAGTAGAGTCTAGAATATTGGGTGGAGTTGCTTCTCAGTTAGGTGTTACTGATACTGAGTTTTGTAAGAGACTTGTAGATTGGGCAGATATTATTCGTAAAACATTCTATGATGGTGGTGTTGAGGAAATCATTAGTACTCGTCGTCTAGTCCACATTGTTCGTGCTTATAGTATCTTTAATGATAAAGCAAAGTCAATTCAAGTATGTGTAAATCGTTTTGATGATGAGACTAAGCAGTCCTTTATTGAATTATATGATAAAGTAGATGCTGATTTCCAACTTGACGATAAGGAGGTAAACTGATATAATGGTTAATGCATGGAGTCTAGCAGACTCAGTAATGAATGGAACACTTGATGAGGACTATCCAATTATGGTTAACCCTGAAAATGAAGTAAAGGAAATAGATTCGTCAATTGGATGGACTAAAGAACATCTAAATATACAGGCAAATTCACCACACAATGATGGGTGGACACAAGAATTCTATAAGGAGGAACTTACAAAAATGACAGACAGTAGGAACAAGTATCATGAAGATGAGATTCTTAGTGATATTCAGGATTATGTTTCAGGTACTTACAATGGACACTACACAGGTACTAAGCATGAGTATCGTAATGTTCAGACAATAGACCTTATGGCCTCTAGAGATCTTGCATCTGATTTCTGTCAAGCAAACATACTTAAGTATGGTAGTCGCTATGGTAGTAAAGACGGAAAGAATAAGAAAGACTTGATGAAAGTGATACATTATGCTATGCTACTCTTACATTTTGATGAACATTACGGTAAACCAAAAATGACTAGTGGTGAAATCGATCACAACATGCCGTAACAATGAAACTGAGACCTACAACAATGAATTTATCTGACAAAACTCTCACCATCCTTAAAAATTTCGCTGGAATTAATAATTCTATTCTTGTAAAGCAAGGTAATAGTCTTCGTACTATTTCTGTTGCTAAGAATATTCTTGCTGAGGCTAGGATTGATGAAGAATTTTCTCGTGACTTTGCGATTTATGATTTAAACCAATTCTTAAATGGACTTGGATTGCATCAGGATCCTGAATTGGATTTTAAAGAAGACTCATATCTTACTATTCGTGAGGGTAGAAGAAGAGTTAAGTATTTCTTTGCTGATCCTGCAGTAATAATTTCTCCACCTGAGAAAGCAATTACTCTTCCTTCAGAAGATGTTCGTTTTAAACTTGAGAGTACATGTTTAGAAAAACTATTGAAGGCAGCTGCAGTATATCAACTTCCCGATTTATCAGCAATTGGTGAAGCAGGTGTTATTAAACTTGTTGCTCGTGATAAGAAGAATGATACATCTAATGAATTTGCCATTGTAGTTGGTGAGACTGATAAGGAATTTACCTTTAACTTTAAAGTAGAGAATATTAAAATTATTCCTGGTGCTTATAATGTTGTGGTCTCTAGTAAACTTTTATCAGAATTTACTAATGATAGTTTAGACCTTAAGTATTACATAGCACTTGAACCTGATTCTACTTTTGAATAATGAATAGATATTTGGTAAAGATTGAAAGAACCAAGACCTATGAATGTGAGGTCAATGCTGATGGTGGATATGAGGCTGCTAATAAAGCATTAGAACTTTCTACAGAATGGAAACTGATAGAAACTAATGATAGGCCTTTAGGTTCTCGCTTAATGAAAGAAGGAGTTCGTGAATGATATTAACACAAGAAGTAATTGATAAAATTCAATTAGCAATGACTCACACCAAAATGAATGGTGAGGTTAACTGGAAAGATGGTGATGAGATTGATGTGTGTCTTGGTGGCACATTTGCAGGTGATAAATTTATTAGTATAATAAACAGAACACGTAGTAATACAACTAGACGATAAATTATGTGGTATATTATATTCTGGACATTTATAACAATGTCTATCCTAATTTTATTAGGTGCATTTAAAGAAAAGTGAAAAGAGCATGGAGGATTTGGAAATATGCGTTGGGTAGTTTTTCTGACGAAAAGACTAAACGATACGACAACTACGTTGTTTTGGTACGTTCTTTTATTTTCATTTCTTATCTCGTTACTAACTGTTTTATTATTAGCGGAGTAATCCGTCATTGGAATGACTTATGAATGATGAATTTCTTTGGGTAGAAAAGTATCGACCCAAGACTATTGAGGAATGTATTCTTCCAGAATCTACTAAGAAGACTTTTTTGGATTTCCTAGATAAAGGGGAAGTACCAAATCT